ATAATTTAGTATATCAAGAGTTAGTAATTTAGTCAACCAATAGAGATAGAAGTTTCATGCTCCGTGACTTGCAATGTATCAATGATATCTTCTGAGGGCATCACAAAGTCAGCGTCAACTTTGTCATACAGTTCCAGGAATGCCTGCTTGGTTTCATCATCGAAACGATTGACGCAAACCTGAATTGCCTTTGCCTTGTCACCGAAGATGCTGTATGCCTTCACAATGTGGACCAGGCGACGGGTGCTGATGATTTCCTCAATACCACCATCATAAAAGGTCTTACGGATGATGTCAGCCCAGTCAGAGAGACGCTTACAGAACTCCTCATCCTTACACATTTTACCAAGGATCTTCTGCTCTGTAACAGCAGTGGGATACTCTTGCTCAAAAGTTACTGGGAATCGCCAAAGGCAGGCTTCGTTAAGCACGTTAGTTCCAATAAATCGTCCATCGTCGGATCCTTTGCCTTTAGTATTGGCGGTTGCGAATACTTGGAAACCTTCTGCGGGCGTAATGAATTTGCCAATTTTCTTGAGGAAAACTCCTTTCCCTTCGAGAATAGACTGAAGACAGAGGATTTTGTTTGAGGCGAGATCGATTTCGTCAAGGAGCAAAATTGCTCCACGTTGGAGTGCTTCAATGACTGGGCCATTGTGCCAGACGGTCTCGCCATTAACAAGACGGAAACCGCCAATAAGATCATCTTCATCTGTTTCTACCGTGATGTTGACCCGGATGAGTTCTCGACCCAGTTGAGCACATGCTTGTTCCACCGAGAAAGTCTTTCCGTTACCGGACAAACCTGTAATGAACGTTGGATAGAATACACGGGACTTAATAATTTTTTTAATATCGCTGAAATTGCCAAAGCTGACGAAGGAATCATCTTTACGGGGAATAAGGTTTTGTTCGATTGCAGGCATTGCTGCAGGAGCACTATATGATACTTCCAGTTCTTCTACAGTGTCTTTCGTTACTTCTAGATTCCACTTGCCACGACCAGTTTTATATTCAGTCAATTTATTAGTTACAGTCTGGTAGTTAAATTCATTCATCTGACAGAATGCCTTAATCTCTGCAGAAGTCACAGACTCTCCATAAGACTCGCGGAGACATTCGATGATGCTTTCTTTGGAAAGACCCATTGGTTGTTTTGTTTAACTGAAGTTATTATAAACGAAAAAGGGAGGTCTCAAACCTCCCGTGTGTCACTTATCGGATTGTCCATATTTATATCGCATGGCTCCAAGCAGATATGCCTGAGATAATGATTTAGGTCCATTGGTAAGAATCTCAATGACCTTAGGATCTTTCTCCGATGCCTTTGCAATCTCTCTCCAATTTTCTTTTGTCATGCTACTAGAGAAATAAATTCGCCAAGGACCTTCTTATTTAGTTTCTTAGTCTTAAGAGATTTGATGAATGCAGACTTGATCTTTGCTTTAGTTGCACCCTCATCAACATCAAACTCAGCATCCTGAGAGAGTGATGAAGCAGACATAGCAAAGTATGCATGATATCCAGAATTTTTGATCGTAAAACTACGAAGTTTTTTCCAGTCATTCTGAATTTTGCAGAGATCAACACCAGGAACAGTATACAGTTTCATAAAGTGATTTGCATCACGACCTTCAAGAACACGAATACCAACAAAGTTTACGGTGGGGAAGTTATCACGCAGATTCTGAAGCATAAGATCGGAGAATCCATGCCATCCATAAGGAACTTGATAGGTGTTACCGGTCTTACGATCCCGGAGGAAAGTAACCCCACCAGACAATTGACGTACTCCCATGTATGGTTCACTCTCCCAGTGACGCTTCACTTCAACGTGACGGGAAAGATGGTTTGCTTCACCATCAGTCAAGACAATGCACTGAACCTTTTGTAGTTTGTTCTGCTTATGAAACTGAGGAAGGATCTGGTGAAGGCAGACAAATGCCTCATTCAAAGGAGTTCCCGAAAGTCCTAAACGGGTAGGAACAGAGTAAGGAGCTCCATAGTAGTTGGAGAATGCTTTAGCAATTCTCCAAATATTAATCATTTGATTCTCAAGTTGCTTACCATTAGTCCTGCTGGTCAGCAAGTTCATCAAAGAAAAATGCTCACTCACAGCGAGGAGATTTTCTTTCTTTTCATATGAACAAGTAAAATCTGCCGGGTTGATCACATCACCTGTTTCATAATCATACTCAGGTTTCTTCCACTCATTTGTAAAAGCATATACCTCAAAAGGAATGGAAACTTTCTTACAGAACCAGATCAGATTGTAGAGTTGCTTGATAGTATCGAGCATAACCCTACTCATAGAACCACTCCAGTCAAGAATAAAGATTAGACCGTGGTTCTTACCATCAGGAAGAATGGAGACTTTCTTGAAAAGATCTTCATTATACTTATAGGTGTGCAGTTTAGAAGTATCAAGAACACCAGTGCGAGCAGTTGTAGCACGAGCATAGGAATCTGCTGCCTTGCGACATTCAAACTCTTTCACCAGATAGTTAACTTCTTTTTGTGCGTTACGTTTGAACTTAACAAAATCTTCGTCAACTCTTTCAAAAATACTGACAGAACAATTATTCTTCTGATGATTAAACCAAGCATCAATATCTTTATGGATTTCATTGTTCTCAGCAATAATATACTTCAGATTAACCTTAGGAATCTCAACATATACATTCTCCATTGATTCTGAGTTTATAAGATCCTGTAAGTTTCCTTGGAGAGAATCTGCAGTTTGCACCTCAGGTTCATCACTCAGTGGTGCTTTAGCAACCTGATCACCCTGGTTAGTAATCTCTTGCTCTCCAGAGTCACCAGATCCTTCGCCAGGATTGTCATCTTGCTGAGTTACTGGAATATTTGCAGGTTCATTAGATTCCCCACCCATTTCACCAGGTGGCATTGGCATATCATCTACTTTCTCTTCTTCCTTCTCTTTTTTACAAAACTTATACAGAACCTCTGCTGCTAAAAGAACGTCATCAAAATCTTCACAACCTTCGATCATACGAATGATTGCCATTTCCTCTTCGGTGAATTTGAGATTTAAAAAATTACCGATCTTAAAGTATAGATTTGCACGATCAGCAAGATTAAAATCATCAACATCCCCGTTAGATATAGAGAAGAAGTCTTCGTCATTGAGCTCCCGATATCCGTTAAAAAACGTTTTGGCAAGTCCAGCATATTTCCGTTTCATCAATTTTTCAATTCTAGCATCCTCAACCACATTCACAAATTGGGGAGGGACAGCAACTTTCTCCAACCAATTCTCATCAGGAGTAAAGAGTGCGTGACCAACCTCATGTCCTACCAGTAGGTCATAGACGGTATTGCTTGCCCTCTCCCACATGGGAAGGGTAAGGACACGAGTGTGAACGTTGAAGCAAGCAGTTTCACAGTGTTTATTCTCAACAACCAGATCCTCAGTGGCAAGGAGTTTAGCAAGTTGAGATTTGATTTCGTGCTTGACTGCCATAGTGGTTTCTTTCTTATGACCCTATAATACTAAACCCCCCGCCGAAGCGGGGGGCACTTAGTGACAGTTCTCCTTGTGTCTACGGTCTAGTCTAAAACTGTTTTGCAAATTTGTTTACAGATGTGTTGGCTCTCATCACACTCGATTAGGCAGTTGTAATAATCGTTTAATGCGTCAGATTGTTCGTTAGCGTGTGTTATAGTCCTATCTAAATGATCCACGCTTTGTTTCCAACCGGCTAATTGATTGTGTGAGATGATGTTGTGCATGACTCTCTCCAATTACAATAAAATAACAACGTTTAGAGCATCCTGCTATCTCCAATTCTGCAAATATTTAGTCAGCGTATGCTAACTTCATGAAGTTTTTGTTAAATTTACATTTTTGATATGAAACTTTACATAAGTCAAACTGTGTCAAAAATATCTACTGTAGGGAACCATCCAATACTTTTAAGTCTTGTGATATCTGCTTTATTATCTAATCTTTCACCTGGAGTATGTTCAGTTACAGGAAGATGTCCCATACCCATCGCTTTTGCCAATGCCTTTACAGAAACTGATTTACCAGTCCCGATGGTAACAGGTCCAGTAATATCAGAATATGCCAGGTAATGAATGGCACGACATACATCTTTTACATGAATCCAATCACGTTTATGGTTGGTGACATATTTTGCAGTTTTATCTTCAAGCATTCTATACATCATGTTTGGACGACTATCAGGACCATAGACTGTTGTAAACCTCATACCCACAGAATTAGGTGGAGCCATGACCTCATTGATCCATTTTGACATAGCATATGGATTTTCCCAGTAATCCTCTTCCACTGCGCTTGAAGAGGCATACAGAAGTCTTGTATTAGTCTCTCTACACCAATCAAATAACTTCTTTGCTTTGATCACATTATTTTCATAATAGAGTTTTGGTTCTTTCAAACTTTCTCTAATGTCTGCATAAGCAGCGAGATGAATGACAAGATCATAATTACCACCAGTAAAGTCCGCAATATCATCTGGATAGTCAATACCATCTACATTTACATATCCTAAAGTTTCTTGCCAATCAAGAAAGACATTGCGACCAATGAAACCATTATGACCTGTAACTAAAACTTTCATGATACCATCCTACTAAATCCTTTAACTTTTTCAAATTTCATCACATTGTCAAATCGATCTTCCAAACCAGTTTTGTGAGAGATGATGAAGATGTTTGCATCCTTCACAACATACTTGATAATTTTTAAAAATTCTTCTGTGCCAAATCCATCAAGTGAACTATCAAATACTTCATCCATGATCAATAGATTTGTATTGACAGAGTTCTTCATCCTTGCTACTTCTCTCCAGGTAAACAAGAGTGCCAAGTCAATTCTCATCTTCTCTCCCTCGCTGAAAGAAGCATAAGAAAAATCTTCGTGAATAGGAGACTGGACGGTTTCGC